CCTGCGTACAGTAAGCTAATCAGTTCCCTAAAAGCACTAGCCCAACCTATCTTACTGTCAGCAACAACAATGGTTGTGTCTGTAGGAAAAAACTCTTCAGCAACTATAGGCATCTTATTGATGAACCCACGTTCCACGCTGAATCCAACCCCAGTGCCACACATTAGTACATACATCAATTCATCAAAACATCTGGGGCTGTCTATGTGTAGGTAACTACAGTTAAACCCTGCTACGTTATCTTTGTCCAGAGCTTCTCCTGCTGTCATCATACAGCGCATAGAAGGCATAACGTCTAGGTTTTTAATAGCCAACTTAAGTTCTGCTGCTGTTGAAGCCCCTATCTGTTTTCTGTCCACCCAGAAGTTTACGTACCTGTTGACAGTTTCTGTCCAAGTTTCCCTACGATTTTCCTCAGGTAGCCATCTAGCGTAACGTGATTTGTGTATAAATTGTTGATACTGATCCATTCCTACATATCCTCTAATAACGTAACATTTCCAATGGTAACACAAATAAAAGGTAAAAGCAATACCAATCCATTAAAAGCCATTGGGGTTACATAGTTGTCATTGTTCATTATTGTCCATACAGGTCTACTGTCTGTTGCTTCTATGTCAAAACCAAAACCATTTCTAAAGTCTAAAGTCCAGACCATGTTTAAGAATTGAAAACTCATAAGACACCTGTTAATCTATCAAGAAACCATTTTGCTTTTTTAAGGTCTTCCTCTGGTTTACCTTTGTAGTTGTAACGCCAGAGGTATTTTAATACTGAACCTTTTAGGTATCCTTGATATTCTAGTTTAGACATAGACGCTTCTATTGCTTCGATAGCTTCTATGTTTCCTTTGTTGTAGTGGGGCGGTGAGTTTACGTTTTTAGTTAGCTCATCCCACTCTTCAGGTTTTACTCTATTAATACTCACGTAAATTATCCTCGTTAAATTTATCTCTGTTGATAATAAGTTTATCTTCAAATGCATCCAATAAATCTTCAACAGAGACTTCTAAAATTTCACATACCAAGTCTACGTCATACTCCCTGACTATGGCTTCTTTTAACTCTTCAAACGTGAACGACATTTTTGTTTGTCCTTAATATATTCCTTCAGTTTGTGTACTGAGCTAATAGTATAACACATAAAACCCTCCTTTGTACACCATTCTTTCATGGTAATGTTACTATTTTTTCTGACTTTCTTTTTGAGAGAACTTAAAATAAAAATTAACTCCCAATCAGGAAGACAGTCTCGTATAGCTTTGTACTTTTGAGTGTCTCCTGATCGAAAGAAACCTTTACATTCAATCAATATTTTTTCATCAGCGTGTACGAAATCAGGAAGATATTGTTTATGGATCTGGTATGGGTACATACAAGGCTCATATGAAAAACCATCTTTCTCCACCAATAACTCTGATACGTTAAACTCCAAGTTTGACCTGTATTTATTCACAGGGTTATCTCCTGTACATTGGGTTCTTTCACTACTTTGTTAAGGAAACGTATTCCTGTGGAGTAATTAAAAGCCCTGAGTTTGGGATAGCAATGTTTCTTGAACTGACAATAAGAGCAACCAATAGCCAGCTTAGTGTTCCCTGATTTACCATCAGGTACAGGTTGATAACAAAGCTCCTTTGGTTCATCACCTTTTACAAGTTCTTTTACGTGCTGAACTCTGGCAACAATATCTTTGTTGGCCTTCTGTTTTAGATATGTAAGGTGTCCATTTTGTTTGTCCATAGCTAACCAACCATACTCGTTAGCTCCTTCAGAGTGGGCGTATGCTTCAAGCTGGTCAACGTATCCAAACGCATCGTCCTGTGCAATAGTCCCTTGTTTGAACTTTTTGAAACCATAGGAAGAGGCTGATTTTACATCAGTAACCACGCCATCTATCCTACAATCCATATGCCCCTTAACACCATCGACATAACATTCTTTCTGTTCACTTTCTACCCTGTGTCCTGCAAGTCTACTTAAGAAGAGCAAGAGTTCTTCAATCACATGACCATAAAGGAATTTAACATAGGTATGCGGCTGAATCTTTTCTCCATCAGTACCATGGTATTGATTCCACAAGTATTTATCCTTACGTCCAATTGCAGACAACCTGAGTCTATGTTTCTGGGGAGGTCTTTTATCACCAGTAAATTGATTCCTCATTAAATCTTTTATTGCCTCACCAAACTTATCAATCTCTGCATCAACGTCTACGCTATCATCCGCATCGCTAGTTGATACTAATTGATAAATGTCCTGTATTAGAGTTTCAATATGTTTCATGTTTATGCGTCCTTAAAAAATAATTTATTAAGAACTTGTTCTGCTTCTAATGTCGAACATCTAAACCACTCATTTTGTCGATCAAATGATTTTTCTAACAACTGATGTGCTTTAGTTTCAGACACATTTCTGTCACTTACTTTGTATGTAGCAGTAAGATAATATGACCTTTGAGGGCATCCAGTTTGATAACTTTTTAACCTGTCAGCAGCGTCAACTGCTTTTCCTATTTTTACCCAATTTTTAAAACTAGGATGAGCTATGATATAAACTTCTCCTTTTGGATTAAGCTGATAAAGTTTTAAAGAACTAAACGCAGCTTCATCAAAACTTTTGTAGTTACCTGCTTTGTACAATGGGTGGCTTCTAGGTATGTATTTGCCGTTTACATACATCTGTTTTTTATTCCTAACTTTAACAGCCTCAGGATTATCTTTATAATAATATTCTTTTCCTGTTTTAAAATTAATTTTCATTGTGTAGTTCCTTAGTGGGTCTCTGCCCAGTTGTCTCCCACTTTGTAATCTCCTGTGAGTGGGCATTTAAGTTTAAGTTGTTTTCCTGTCTCTTCCAAACAATCCACCGCCATTTGCCCAAACTTTTCAGCTTGGTTTTCTTTAACCTCTGTTTGAATCTCGTCATGAATATTTCCTATAAACCTGTATTCCCAAGGCTCATCATTCCAAAAAGGAAGGATTGCTGTATTTTCTAACAAACGTAAAGCGTGTTTCATTACAATAGAACCTGCTGACTGTAGAAGAGTATTTAATGCACTGTGTTCTGATCGTACAGCGATCCTTCTCCTATCCAATCCGTAAAGAAAGCCTCTTGTAGATGCTCGTCCAACTGCTTCTCGTAATCTTGCAAGTGCTGGCGTATTCTTGAGGAACTTTCTTTTAAGGTCTCTACCATCAGTTGAGTTTCCTCCAACGATACTCCCAATCTTCTCGTCCCCTGCTCCATAAAGAAAAGCATAAATGAAAGTTTTAGCTTGATCTCTTGTTCCAAGTCCTGCAAGGCGTTGGTTGCGTGTGTGTATATCACCTGTGAGGATTTCATTTGTAAACTCCTTATCGTTCATGTAGTGTGCAAGCATCCTGAGTTCCAACCCAGAAGCATCTACACCTACCAGTTTATAACCATTAGGTACAATCCAGCAACGTCTACATTCTGCCCCATAGGGTGAATAGATTGCAGGGATCTGTCCCATGTTAGGACTTGAATGTGTCATCCTACCTGTGACAGTTCCATTAGCGTTGACGTAACCATGTACTCTACCATCGTCCTGAACTGCGTCTTGCCAAGACTGAACCTGTGCAATTCGCTTCTGTATCATAAGATACTCAGATATTAACGAAGCCTCTGGGATATTCTGTATTGATGCCAGAACCTTTTCATTTATTACAGGCTGTCCTGTCGCAGTAAACTGATCTGGCTTCCAACCAAAGTATTGTAACTGTTTAGCAATCTGCTGTCTTGATCCCAAGTTAAACTCTTCCCAATCAATCCTACTAAAGTCACCACCAACTGATTCCCAGAGACTACCAAGGAACCTTAGACCAACGATAGATAAACTACCATCCTTCTTTATTCTAGGCGTAACCTCACGTATAAAAGAAGGTAAAGGTTTGAACGTGGTTCTCACTTCTTCCTCAATGTCATTCTTCTTTTCTTTCAACTCAGCCAAAAGCATGAAGGTTTTCTCTTGATCCAGTAACCATCCACTGTCCATCTGATCAAGGATTATCCTTTGTACCTCATGTTCCAGTTGGATGCTTTCATCAGAAAAATCTTCCAAGTCTAACAATAACCTATCGTAAACTGCTTTTGTTAATCTAACATCCTGTTGACAGTAAGCTAACATTTCCTCTGAGAACTCTTCAAAGTCCTCATGTACTGCCTTAGGCATCCGTAAATACTCACCCCAATTACGTAAGGAATGACCACCTTCCCTGCATGGTTCTGCAATCCTAGACATGACCAAGGTATCTACGAGGAAGCAGCCTTCAAAGTCTATATTCCATAATCTTTCTAAAACAGGTTTATCATAACCTAAAATATTATGACCTACAATTATGTTACCACCTTTGATGTATTCCTGTAGTTCCTCAGGATGGGCAGTCCAAAATTCTTTACCATCAATAAGACCACACACACAATGTATCACTGTAGGGGTCAAGCTATCTGCTTCTACGTCAAGAAATATTATTTTTTTCAAAACGATTCTCCTCCTTCCAGTGGACAGGTTGTTTCTTCCATACGCCCTGTGTCCTTATTGTAATATAGATAACAGGCAAGACCTGTCAGTCCTGCAAATCTATTCTTAAGTACCCTGACGTTAGTAGTATTACGAACCCTTGGGTCATCGTGTTGTTGATCTCTTTCAAGACCAATAACCATATCAGACAATTGGGCTATGGCTGCTGATCCTCTTAGTTCAGCTAAAGATATTTGCCCACCATCCTCATGTGCCTTGCCATTGGGTCTACGTAAATGAGAGACCAAGAACAAACCAACCCCAGTTTCCTGTACCAACTTGCGTAAGTTAGTCATAATACTGTCAATCGCTTTACGTTCATCTGCCACTTCCTGATCGCTAACGACAATGCTAAGATGGTCTAAAATAATCCATTTACAGTCCAGACCTTTAGCCATGTATCGTATTCTGGATAGCAGGTTGTCCTCATTGGTTGAACCCCAGTGATCGAACAGATAAAACCTGCCTGATCCTAAAGTCCTGTTCCAGTATTTCTTCTTCTCTTGTAGGGATATATCGTCCCTGAGATGCAGAGGCATATTAGCCTCTATCGACATTAAACCTAAGGCAGTCCTAGGTATGTCCTCTTCCAACGCAAGGATACCTATGT